TTTGATTTTTATAAAATTGGTAGTAATAGAGCTACTAATAATAATTTTAAAGGTTATATTACATCTACTTTATTATATGACGATGCTTTAACTAGCGATGAAATTTATTCATTATATAATTATGATACAGACCCAAGTGGAAGCATACACATCGATATTAGTGATTGCCCTACTTTTACAACAAACCAGCATATTTTTGTACCGATTTATTTAGATAATAATAAAATTGTACTAGATTCTTCGCAAAATGCAACTTCAACATTAGATGCATCCTATAATTTCATAATGAATGCTAACTACACAAAAGCCGAATATTTACGATTATTTTTAAAATACAAAAAAAATACAAATGATTATACGTTTAAATTTAATGAAAGTTATAAAATACTTTTTGAACAAGCTTTAAAAAATGATATTCAAAACACAGCTATAAAAATTTATGACAGTTCATTTAATACAGGCATTAATCCTGGTGAAGCATCAATTGGTAGAATGTTTGTACGGTATATTTCAGATGCTCTTATGGGTCATCCATTTGCACAAGCATTTATAGCAAACGAAAGTGAAATAATTTCAACCGTTGTAAATAGTAATTTGCATTTGCAATTATCAACAGCATTAAAAGAAAATTTAACAACTAGTTCATATAATAGTAATGAACTATGTAAAAGCGTTATGATACAATTTGTAGATGATTCACCTGATAGGTTTTTTAATGAAGCCGAAGATACTGAATATAATTTTCCATTTTGTCCTGGTGATTACATATCGCTTTTCGTACGAATGAATTGCACTATTAATCTCAATGAACATAAAGGATTTAAGGGTGTTTATGGGAATAGTGATTTGAGTGGAGTTGGACAGGGACAATCTCCTAGTGTAAATCTATATCAAGTATTGAAAAGTATATATGGTAGTAAAACGGAAACAGTTTTCGATGATACCAATGAAACGATGAAAATTGTTGAAAAAATATGGCGAATAAAAATATGTTTAAAATAATTTTTTTTATTAAAACATATTTATAAATTAATTTTTTTATAAAAAAATTATAAAGAATTGTTTGAGAAATCTACTTCTTTCATTTCATTGGGGTCATTATCTCTAATAATAACTTCATTTTCCTCTTCTATAGTCACTGGGATATCTATTACGTAGCTTTTTGGTGATGGTTCATTCGAACTTTCTTCATCGGTTTCACTTGATTCTGGCGTTACAATTGCGTTAGTATTATCTGCTTTTTCTAATTTTTTTATTAACGAAGACATGCTTTTATTTATCGAATTTAATCCTATTTTTTTCTTTTTTTCTACGGCTTTCATTTTCACAGAATTTTTTATATTTTTCTTTTCCACTAACATTCTTTCATTTAGTTTATTTTCAAAATCTTTGCTTCTTTTTTCTTCATCCTCGCGTATTTTCTTTACAATATCTTCCTCATATTGCTTCTTTTCTTTCAATATTTTTAATTCCATTTCTTTCTTTTCAAATTCTTTTTTTTCTTTTAATAATTGTAATTTACCATCATCTTTATAAACTTCTACCCCAGTTATTTCTAAAATATCTGGTTTAATAAAAGTTGTATCTTTGAATTTCTTTCCAAATAATTTCACTATATGCAACGGTATATTTGGACTTTGTTCAATTAATCTATCTATTTCAATACGTGAATTAGCTATAAATTCTCTCCCACCACAACTTCTTTCGTCGGTTGGTAGAGATAATTCTACAGAAATATTTCTGGAAAATTTAGAATAAGCTATACTGGCTGAACGATGTCCTTCCAACAATTCTGAAACGCGCAAAAATTGAGCAATTGTTGTAACTAAACCTGCCGTTAAATTTAAAAAACCTGCGAAGAGAGGTACATATGATTGCCAATCTACTGGAAAAGACGATTGTGCAAAGTTGGCTGTCCCCGTTATAGTGCTTATTATAATTACTGGTAGAGCAAAACGGAAATTCTGTTTTTCGTAATATAAAAAAGCTCTGTCGTGCATAAAACGGTAGGATGAACCAATTTCCCCCCATTTTTTTAGGATATTTTCTTGTTGTTCGTGCCAAACCAATTCATTACTCATATATATTAAATAAAAATATAAAAATAATTTAACATATCAATAAAATACGTATTTTTTGTTTTAATTTTATTTCATCCATAAAAATATAGATTTGAAATCGATATTCAGAGAGATTTATCAAATCAACCGTGGTTGAAACGCAGTTTGTCATTTTTATTTCAGGTAAATATACAGAGTAATGATAAAATTCATCTTTCTTTTTTTTATCAAAAACAAACCCTTTCAGAACCCTTTTTGTAAGTTCTTTATTTGTAAAGCATAAATTCAATAAAGAACAATCATTTTGTACTTTTCTTATAGAACGCATCGATTCATTAATATAATCCATAGATTCCAACCATTTTCTATAAAATGCACGCGCTTTATTACTTATTTTCATTATTCCAAGTTTATCTTGAAACGCAATCATGTTTAACATATCAACCAATCTTCTATTTGGACTTGTTATATGAAGATAGGATTCTAATTTTAACATTTCATGTGCAGAAACATCTTCATATTTGCAATATTTACCACCAGTCGAATTCCAAATTGTCAAAAATTTCTTAACATCATTGTTAATGTTTTCTGGAGCCTCATAATCTTTGTTTTCTTTTGCAAAACGATAAATACCAGTCTTAAATGTACCAAGTTGTAAAGCAGACAAATAATTCATCAAAACCATATAATACGAAACAATTTCACTAGAATTACTTACAGAATCCAAATAAATTTTCTTTTTATTCATTTTTTTACATATTTTCTTCAATGTTTGAAATACATCATTGTTTTTTAATTTATCAGTTCTATGATGCAAATTAGCACCAACTTTTATCATCGTATTTTTAAATGAATGATTTATTATTTGTCCACTATCCTTATTGACGATTATATCAAGTGTAAATACGAACCTTTTTTTGTTTTCAAGAAGACTGCTTATATCATCTGATAAAATATTTGGCAACATTGGTCTTTTTCTATCAGGTAAATAAATCGTGGCTATTTGTTGTGAAAAATAATCCCATATGTCAAGAGCATCAATCCAAAATGTGATATTTGATATATAAATACTTATCATTATTTCAGTATCACTTATATTTTGATAACCAATTGCGTCGTCTAAATCTTTTGAACCCTTTGAATCAACTGTAATAATGTTTTCATCGAGTCTATTTTCAATCGTATATTTATCCATAATGATGTTTGTATAATATTCTTCACTGTATTGTTTTAGTTTTTCTTTAGTTCGTTTTTTAAATGTGGAAATGGAATGATATAAACTTTTACAATATATTTGATATTCATAGAAACAATGTAATTCTGTTACGTTGCCTATGGTTTGTTGTATTTGTCCCATAGGGTGTTTATTTTTCCAATTTATGAACCGAAATACAATATATTTGTTGACTTGATTTTTTATAAATTTAATTTGTGGTTTATATGGAATCAAAAACTCCGGGATATGTTTATCATCTGGTATGCATTTATAAAAATATTTATTTTTAAATTTACCATACGTTTTATTATTTTTTAATACTAAAACTCCAGCAATACATTTATTTTTACGAATATTGGACTCTAATATTTTTATATTGCTTCCATCAAACGTGAAAATATCATTATGAAATAACTTTTCTTTTATTGGTTTGATATTTTCGTTTTCTATTTTTTCCATGGTTGATAAATCGTATAAATTCCATGTTTCATAATTTCTATTGTCAATATGAATTTTATAATTCATTTTATCTATAATTTTTTATTATTTTTTAAATTAAAAAATAATAATTTATTTTTAATCAATTTTAATATATTCCTTTTTTCAAAGTGAAAACTTTTGTAAAGTATGCCCAGAAGAAAATACCAACGAAACATTTTGCGAATAAATCCAGATAATTGAATGCTACATTTTTAAATTTATCTTGTTGGTAATAAACAAGTCCATAGAATATCCAAAATGTGAAGAATGACCAATACAATATTTTATTATCGAATAATGGTTTTTTTGAAATGAATTTATAATAAATGAATCCAAATAGAGATAGGAAAAATATCATTCCTGTAATCCAACCAGTTGTTTTATCTACGATATTTGTTTCACCTGCGTACCCTGAAAATAACATTAAGAAATTCATTGATAAAATTTTAAGAAAAGTGACAAATCTTAATTGCCCACCAGTATTATATAAAAATGCTAAACAAAGAACAAGAAGCATAATTGGTGTTGTAATAAACCAATCGACATATCGTGTCATATTAATTTCTTTATAATCTACAGATGGTTTTTCAACCATTGTCATAAATTTACTATAAAAAAATGCGGCAACAATGGAAATACATGTTTCTAAATTTAAAATATGTCTAACTTTATTATCTTTCGTTCGCATTGCTTCAATAAATGTTATTGTTGCAGTTGTCATTAAAAATACGTACGTCAAATAAAATGAATTTTTTACCATAATATCTGTATTTAAAAAGTCTATTGCTTTATGAAGCATTATAATATATTATAATATTTTTTATATATTATAAATATTTTTATAATTATTATATATATGGGTTTTTTTATCCCCCAAGATGTAAACAATTATATTTTTATATTTTTATTTTTTTCATCTTCATTTGAAAAATTATTTTGTTTATCAAAATTTACTACGACAAGTTTGAAAAATACATATGATTATAAGAAATATAAAGAATTTATGGATACTGTTGAAATGCTACGTGAGGACGGGTGTTTAGAACACTCGTATTTGGAAAAGAAATGGTTATATTATAATAAGAATAGATGGTCACTGGCAATGACAGATATATCAAACAATTTTTATAAAATAGGTGATTTTGTGGATGCCAAAGATTTTTTAAATGTATGGTGTCCTGCAAAAATCATAAAAATTCATATAAAGTATAAGTTTTCTATAGATAAAGAAACGAGTAAGACAATAACAACAAAAAAAAATAGTTATGAAGTAGAGTTTCTGGGTTGGTCAAGTATTTTTAATGAAAAATTGGATTATTGTAGAATAAGTAAATTATCGACGTATACTACTGGTCCTTTTGATAAATTGCGCAATTTTTATAGAAATGACTTTGAAAAATTCTGGTGTTTAATTAAAAAACCAAATGAAAAATGTTGGCACATGGAAAAAATAACGGATAGAATGATTGATTTATCAAAAAACAAAATATTAATAAATACTAAATCTTCGATAATGTATCAAATAGATGAAGATACTGTAGATGATTGTATATTGCCTATTTCTGATGCTATATGTTTTTTAGCAAGAAAAAACATTCATACATTCAATTGTTCAAATAGAACATTTTATTTATAATATATTTAAAAAATGTTATAAAATTTTTTAAAATATATTAAAAGCTAATTTTGTCAGCTATTTCGCGTTTAATATTCTGTTGTTGTAAAAGTCCAAGCAGTAAATTAGGCAATATAGAAATGGTACTCATATACGTTCTATATTCGAAGCAGCATACACTTGACACCTTTTTATACTTGATTGAGTACCACCAATAAGGGGGAATATTTATTATTTGACCAGGTTTTAGTACTAAATCTAATACTTTTACTTTATCAAACTCTGGTTTATATTCTTCTTGTACCTCCCACGGGTCTACTGGTGAACCAAATTCAAAAATATCGTAATCGTTTTCTTTTTGCAAGTATTTTCCGTTTTTGGGTGGTATTAGTTTCATATGTATTAGACCACTTGTTACTAAAAAGTAATTTCGATGGCTTATTTTATATCTTAATGGTGTGAATGATTCTTCACTACCTGACATAAAATCGTATTTACATATAGATACCAAGGGTGGTCTTAAAAAGGAATCATTGTATCTAAATGTTTTTAATAATCCAGTTTCTTCTAAAAAGTCGGCATTATTTTCAATAATAATTTTATTATTGATTTTATTTTGAAATAATTTTACTACTTCGCTTAAAAGTATTGGTAAATAAATTTCTTTGTCTTTATCTTTATCTTCGATATTTCTAATTTTAACATCAAAAGCACCGTATAGTTCTTCCATTTTTGTAATGTTTGCTAATTCTAGTAAATTTTCATTTGTATAGTCAAACAATACTGGTTGTTTTAAATTACAAATTTCTTCCAACCTATCTTTTGATACATTTTCGATTGTATAAACTTCCAAATCGTTACTTGTTTTTAAATGAAAGTGCATATGAATATATAAAAAAAGTACTACACTAAATATTACAACTGTTAAAAAAATTTTCATAATAATAGAATTAATATAGAAATGAATTTGAATTTTTAACCTTATTGCTTCTTGGATATTAATCTGTTATTTTTTGTTAATCCCGAATATTAATCTGTTATTTTCGGTGCCAAAAAGAAGGATAATTTATTACCATAATCATCCAAATTGTATTCTATTTTCAATGGTTTGTCTTCCGAAATATGGATATTTGTTAATTTATTTAATTTAACAAAATTTGATACAATTTTAACAATTCTTATAGCAAAAGACAATTCGACATTAGCTTCTTCTTCGATTGCATATTCCTCTAGATATTCTTCGTTTATAATGATTTTTGATTTACCTTCGTCGCCTTCTGAAGACAAAACAATCTCATTTTCATTACAAAGAAAATTTAAATCATCACCAAACTTTATTAACTCGTTAATATAATCTTTAAAAATATGTGATTCTAAAATAATATCCACTGTGTATTCGAGTTCAGGAATATCAAATAATTGACATTCCAAATCTAAAAGATTCATATCGTATTCTTTAATAATTTTGTCATCTGATAAAATTATATTTAGTTTGTCTGTATTTTCTTTAAAGTTTAATTCAATTGAAAATTCTTTATCTATACAGGACAAAATTTTATCAAATGTTTCTATATGTATACCAAATACTTGTTCCATTGGTACGTCATATTCGTCAAACCAATCCTTGTTTATATTTAATTGGACCATGGATATAAGACCGGCGTCGGTTGTTTGAAAATATAATCCACTTTCTCTAAAATATAAATTTGTTTCTTTAAATTCGGACTTTAAATTGCTAAAAATAATGGCAAATTGGATAACCTTTTCGGGGTCTGTAATTTTAACTTTCATATTAAAAATTATTGTTATAATTTTTAATATTATTCTATTTAATTTCAATTTAAATTATTTAAGGCTTTTATCTGTTTTTTGTCACCCTTAAACGCCTTTTTCATCATATTTACTAAAATTTTGTTTTTTGCAATTAATCCATTTATTTCAGTTCTATGCGAGTCATCATGTTTTATTTTCTCTTCTTCTTTAAATAAGCTTTCTTGTATATTTTTTTGCATAATTGCTTCGTTTTCAAGTATTTTTTCAGCATTTTTCCTTGTTAGTTCAATATAGTTTTGTTCGATATTTGCTATTTTCTGTTTATAATCATTTTCTAAAGTGTCGATTTGCATTTGTATTTTTTGAATATCTTTCCATTTTTTCGATTTATGCGTTTCCACTATTTTTTTGTCTTCTTCGATGTTGATTTTCAAATGTGAAAGTTCAAGTGCAATATTGTTTATTTTTTCAGAATTAAATGTGATTTGTTGTTCCTTTTCAGTGTTTTTTTGTAAGGAAAACTGTTCTTCACAATTAGCATCGTTTAAACAATCAACATTCAACTCAATTGTATTTAATCTTATTTCATGACCATAAATTAATCTAACATTTGGGTCTGTAACGGTATTCATGACTTTTTTCAATGCCTCATTAATATCCATAACACTTTTTATTTTAGTATCTATTGCATCGATTGTTCCTTCTACTTCTTGTATCATTGCTTTTGGTTCGACTTGTTCTTTTATATTTATAAAACCTGAAAGTTGTTTAGAACCTAATCTTCTTTCATAGCGACTCATATTTTAATAATGCAACTTTATTTTTATATGGAAATAAACGTATTTTTTTTTTTCAAATCTATTTTATCGTGGTGTTTATAATCTTTAATATGAAAATCTTCAAATTTATAACCACCTATATTATTGTATTTTTTATATATGAAACATTCAGGAAATTCTAAAGGCTCTCTCTTTATTTGTTTTAATAACACTTTTTCATGTTCTTCGTAAATATGTGCATTTCCTATAAAGTGTATAAATTCCCCCGGTTCTAATCCACAATGGTGAGCCATCAATATGGTTAAAAATGAATAAGATGCTATATTGAAAGGTATACCTAAACCAACATCACCGCTTCTTTGATACATCGAACATGATAATTTATTATCCAGGACATGGAATTGTGATAATACATGGTACGGTGGTAAGACCATTTGATTTAATTGACATGGGTTCCACGCCGTCATTATTAAGCTTCTACTACTTTTTTCTTCAGTTTGTAAGGTGTCAATTATATTTTGAAGTTGGTCGATATCATTTCCTTTTCCAAAGAATTTTGAAAATTGTTTATCTCTTTTGCTTTTCTTTTTGTTTTTATATTTTTTATTGAAATTTCTCCATTGGTAACCATAAATTGGTCCCAAATCATTTTCTTCATAATCAAATAAATTTCTATTATGTAAAAATTCTTTTGATGCATCATCCCATATATTTACATTTTGTCTTTGTAATATTTCATTATCAGTTTCACCGTTTATAAACCATAATAATTCTTTCAAAGCACTTTTCCAAGCTAATTTTTTTGTTGTTAGTAAAGGAATTTTATTATTATTAAGCGGATATCGCATAGTTGCACCAATTAGCGATTTTGTTTTTCCTTTTTTTCCTTTTTCCCTCACACCATTCTTGATTATATTTTGAATTAATGATAGATATTGTAATTCTGGGTGGTGAAACATCTTTTTTTGTGTATATTTATTGAATATGTATATTTATATTAATTTACAAAATACAATTACAAAATACAATTACAAAATACAATTACAAAATACAATTACAAAATACCAAAATACAAATAATTCTTATATTAATTTCTTTTTATAAAACATATGGAAGGTGGTAAACAAATTAATAGTGGAGAAAATATTACAAACAAATTTAATAATCTTGCTGATTCGGGATTTATTAAACATATAACCAGATTTGATAGCGATACGAAAAGTGAATTATCAAATTTAATTCAATATTTAGTGATTGTGATTGTTCCATTTTATTTATTAAACAAAGGTATTTCCAATATAATGCCTGAATTCGATGAAAAAAAAGGTAATATCGAACTTTTAGGAGAAGTTATTATTCATTCAATAACACTTTTGTTAGGTATTTTCATTATTCATAGAATTGTGACTTATTTACCAACAGTTAGCGGTGATAATTTAGCAGAAATTAATTTCATGAATATAGTATTTTTAATAGTATTTATTGGACTTAATAGCGAGAATGGTAAAAAAGTGAATATTGTTTATGAAAGAATTTTTGGTACCGAAGTAGAACCACCAGTAAAAGATGGGTCTGTTGTAAAAGTTACACAACCTTTATCTGGTGCTTTACCACCCGCGGCAATACCAACCCACCAGGTTAGTAGAGCTGATTATATAGGTGAACATGGACAAATGCAGCCAAATGGTATGGTACAATCACAAATGCACACACCACCAAATGTTCAAAATGGCGGACAAGCAAATGATATGAATAATTCCATGGGTGGTATGGGTGGTGGTATGGGCGGTATGGGCGGTGGCATGGGCGGTATGGGCGGTGGCATGGGTGGCGGCATAAGTGCAGCCAACGATGGCTTTGGTGCATTTTCGAGTTTTTAAATAATTAAAACAATTTAGATAAATAATTTTAATTATTACAAATGATTCCAACAAAAATATCAAGTCTAATATTACCTATCAACATATTACTAACAATATATAGTGGAAATTATATCTTGTTAATAACTGAAATACCAATTGCAACAACGAGTATTTTACATCATCATAAATTAATTTCAAATATACATTTTACAGATGTCATTGTAGCGCACTACGCTTTTTGGCAGCATATGTATTACGCTTATTATTATAGCATTGCTTCGGTATATATATACTCATTCGGTGCCATATTATTCGCAATTTCTGGAATATATAAGTATAAACAAAATATCCAAACTTCACAAAAAATCCACGCTGCAATGCATTATACATTGCTTATTGGTTGTGTTTGTTTAAATTTAAACATGTAATTAGGTTGGTATGATAAGATTATTTTTTAATTCAACTGTATTTCCCAAAGTTTTCATAATATATTCTTTATCTTTTTCCCTTGTTAAATCATCGGATGGTCCCATAATTTCATGAATTAGTTGTTGCCATTGCGTTAATAATTTATCGTCTTGTAAATAATTCGGATTTAGCGTTTCCCATTCTTTCAAATGTTTTATTTGTTTTATCGTTAATTCTTGAATAGTTTTTTCTATTTTTTCGTTTTTTTCATCTTTTAACCATTTGTTTTCATCTCTTACGTAAAATTGCATCCGTTTTTTATCGCTACAATGGATCGGTCTTTCACTAGGTTCCAAATCTTTCAAATGTTTAACAAAAATGTTGCTAATACCTTTATTATAACCATAATTTTTCGTATACATTAGGTCTTCCAAGGAAATATTCATATTATTCACAAAATCAGATAAATTCATTGCATCTTTACATTTTTCATTTAAAAAAACGTTGATTGTCATTTTTTTATTTCCACAATTTTGATAAGTTACATTTGTTGGTTTGTTGCTTAATTTTTCAATTAAGACCGAGTTCTGCTCTAATAATTTTTGAATAGTTTCAGTTTGATTCAACGTTTGTTT